CCATATTTATTTTACTTGAGTATGTTTGTAATAATTCTTTATATTTAAGAGGATCAATCACCTGAATATTTATTTCAGGATAATCCAATTGAAATAAATCAAATCTACTTTTTGCATCTTTTAACCAACATCCTTTTACTTCTATCCACAAATTTAATTCCTTGATATAAAAATCTGGACGGTACGTTCTACCATCAGAAAGTTTGAATGATTTTGGTTCATACTCAATTTTATATCCCAAATACTTATATATTCTATATACATTTGCTTCCCACCTTGATCTTACAAAAATTCCAATATCTTGTCTATATCCACATTTTCCAAATTTAGATTTATATGAATTGGGATGGGTGTGCATTGGATTCTTGTCCCCTGTCAATTCTGGTCTTTTTCTACCTGTTGTAAATCTCCTAATTTTTTCTTTGGCTTCTTTTGTATGATGTCTACCTCTTGATTTATTACCAATCTTTCTTTTTGTTTCTTCAGATAGCTGCCTTCCTTTATTTATATTACGAAGCACATTCTTATGTTCCTCAGATATTTTTTTACCTTTATTCTTTCCTAAACAAGATTTTCGTATCTTTTCCTTTTGTGCCTCAGGCATAACATACCCTTTGTGACATTCACTTAATTGTAATTTATGTTCTTTCGAAAATGTATGACCTTTTAAAGCTTCAGATATTTTATCACCCCAAGTTATTTTCCTTCCTTTTTTATGTATATAAACACCTCTTGGCATCTTTTTATCCTCCTACCTTATTTTATACTTCAAAAGTTCCTCAATATATGGAAGTGCAATACAACGGCATTGTGGATGCTGTGGTATCATTGGTTCTATCTCATCCAACGTGAAAACCTTCCCTTCCAAACTGGCACACTTTGAACATACGCGATCATCCCCAGCCGTTTTCCATTCAGCCTTTACTACAATATTCAATAAACCTTGATTTCTGTATTCTTGTATGGTTCCCAAATGGTGTGCCCGAATAATCTCCGTGCGAGCAAGTATTTCAGCCCGACGTGCAGCAGGGATAAACCGACCTAATGTATCTGTTATACCTAAATCACCCATTCCTGTACCATTAATTGTCGATACTAACTTACGAGCCAACAATCGCGGACCATCTCCATCCGCTAATCCCTGAGCTAATATACGACTAATTTGTGAATCCATTGCGGAAGTGATCCCTTTTAAATCTGTGAATAGCCTTGTGTACAGTAAACCAAGACGATCCAAATGCATTGGTAACCCCAACAATGTTGCAGCCCCTCCGATCATTTCAAGTGGAGTAAGTTCCATACCAAGTTGCCCCATCTCATATCGCGCTCTGAGAACCCCTCTTTTATAAGAATCGTAGATGTATTTATTTGTCCAAACGGATTCAATTGCAGTACCTATTTGATCAAGATCCTGTATTGTCAAAATACCTAACTCCACCTGTTTTTCTAACCACTTCATAAACGCCGCAATCTTCTCTTGGCTCCGTAAGAACGCATAAGCTTCTCTTGGTGGAGATTGCATTTGGAAGGTATGTAATTTCTCTTTCAAACCAAAGCAGTCGTTTTGATAAACACCTATGGCAACTACGGCAGCCAACTCTTTGAAACGCCTGCGGAAGTCTGCCGCGAAAGCGTTTCTCAATGCGGTCGTATGCGTAGGATCGTAGTTCTTACGAACGGCTTCAGTATATGTTGCTACTTCACTCATTTTGTTCTACTCATCGTATTCTTCTTTGTCGGCTTGGCCGGTGTGCTCTTTGCACCACCTGCCGGAGACTGCCCTGGCATCACAACAGGCTCAGGTTCCAACTCTTCCAAAATCTTGTCATACAAGTCTTCTTGTGAAATAAGCTCATCACGTTGCTCACGGATAAGTGTAATCTGTTCCGGGGTCAACCCTAAGAACAAGTCAAAGAAGGCATCCGGCGGAACAATAGCCTCAGACATTGGACTGTATGTGTATTCACGTAAAGCATTAGCCCTTGACTTACCAATCTCAACTCTGTCCTTTTCACTAAGGGAGTACAGGTCGTTCCACTTAACCGTGTAATTTTCCGTCTTAAGGCTTGGTAAAACGCCGTATTTAAGGAGCATCCCTACAAGTGGGCGTATTATATTAGTCTCCGCGTGCTCCTCCCTGCGGGCTTGTACGTAGGCCTTCCATTCCCCGGCATCCTGCGAACTTGCTAACTCACCACGTTCACTACCTGTTAACACCCGTACAGGTATTCCAGTCTCTGCCGATATCGCTTGAAGTATTACCATAAAGTGTGGAGAGGGATCGGCAATCTGTTGAGCCAATGATTTCAACTCAACACCTTCATTTATGAGGATACGGCGTAGGTTATTCTCATACTCCGATATCTGTGAAATTAAATCTTCCCGCCCCTTAGGAGTCATCGTATATTGAGGATCAACTTTACCCTCATACCCAGGACGGGCACCCCGCCAAAACATCTCAGCATCCCCACCAATAACCTTATCCAAATCCATCAAGCGGTTGTAGATGGATTGTAATCGAGGAATACCGTATATCTCTGATTCTAACGCCTCATCTGTTACGTGTAACATTCGTGAGTGGTGAACCTTTGTCAGTATTGTTGCACCTGTACTGATATTAACCGTTTCAATGGAATACATCAATGGTAATCCAAAACGCTCATCACTTGGATTTGTGACATAGGTAAGTATTTTTGCACTGGTTTCTCCAAAAGGCTTGACATATTTTAAAGTACGAGCCCCCTCCTTTACAGGTCTTTCAAACCCTTCACGTGTGGAAACATCATCAAGTCCAAGTAAAAGAACCCCATACCGCCCAAGACCGGTTAACCTATCAAGTCTAGAAAGCTTTGCTTTTAAACTGAGCTTCAAATTTAAAGCAACCCAGGCCTTTTCAAACTCTGTATCTTTTGTTTCCTCTGATTCAATTAACTCAAGTGGACCTTGCCACGTACCACGAACCGGTCTGTCAATAACAGCCTTCGCAATATCCTGCCGACAATACCTACCGTAATAATCTTCAAATTTTAAATCACTTGTCTGTGGATACCCCAAGGCTTTATAGATATCACGCTCTCCCGCGTATTGCATGCCAAGTGTTGTGGCAAGTTGCATCCTCCCAACAAGGTCACCAAGTAATTGGGCGTAGGCTACCAACCCGGCATCTTGTTTGACTATTCCTTTCGTTCGTTCCATCACTTGACAAGTTAATTGTTAGAATAGTTCCGGGGATCTTTCACCCCGGAACTTCTTTACTTAAGCGGCTTTTCGTACACTGCCAAACACTCGTACTTTTGTTGTATTGTACGGAGGAGCAAGGAAAGTACCACCAAGATATGTGAATGCGGCTGATAGAGCCACTTTCCATACGATAGACCAAATTACTACTCCTTCAATAA